AGGTCCATAGCCACCTCCGGTGCATTGGTGCGCCACATCACAGCGGCACGTTGGATGTCCTTGTCGCTGATCTCAATTAGCTTGTCAAGATCAGATTCGGTCCACTTTTCTGCCTTACCGCGCTTCATAGGCACTGACGGATTGGTTCTCCCTTGGCCTCCGAAACCATGATGCAATCCATGCGATTGATCTTGGATGACAAGCCATCAACTGTCCCCTCAAGCGCAGTGACGCGCTCGGGAAGGGAAAAGAAGGTGGCAAGCACCCAGATCATTGCACCAATGGCCACGGCGATATACATAACGGCATTGCCGCTGGATTTAGCCAGCAGTGGCGTAATCTGGTCCATTAGAGCTGTTCGGTTACAATTTGATCGGATCCCGCCTCGCGGACGCGGCGGATGATGTCATCTGTGATCCCATGCCGAGCAATTTCAAGAGCAGTTTCAGCATCAAATAGGCTGCCCAAGGCGGCAATACTATTCGACTGCGACTGAGCAAGGCTCTGGATGTCAATCGGGCGGAAGGAGCGGCTACGCTCTACACGCGCATTGAGCCATTCATCAGGCCGCTCGGGGGCCATGAGCTGCGATGACAAGAACATCCAGTCATTTTCGCACTCGTCAACCAGGTCCGTCAGGATTGACAGGAATGAAGTGCGGCCCGTAGCCTCGTTGTACGCGATCTCCGTTGCGCTGCGCTCAATGTTGCTGCCGTTCATCCGCTGGTGGTTCGTGACGTAGTACTGGCGCACCTCGTCGCTGAACACCTTGTAGGCGGTAGCACCGTTATTGGCGTCGGGGCTGATAAACTCCCAGTCACCCAACAGGCCATTTGCACCCTCTGCAATCTTTGCCAGAGCCTTGTCGAACTTGGCCTCATCGCCCTCACGCAGCTTCAGGCGCGGATGGTTGATTACGCGGAAGTTCCAACGTGCATCAGAGAGCAGGTTGTACAGCATATTGTGATCCAACGCCATCTGGTAGCCGACGTAGCGGCCCATAACGTCAGACAGGCGGAGCCGCGTGAACGGGATGCGCTTGCGAAGCTGATCTGGCGTGGACCAGAACGGAAATGCCCAGTCCTCTGCCGCATCAAGCACAATAGAGCGGCCCTCTTTCGTGTCGTCGCCTTCGATCATGCGCCATCTGCGCCATCCGTTGACATCGTACTCGGTGTACATCCGAACGGCTTCTGCCTTCTTGTGCATATCCGGGCGAATAAGGCGCGTCTCCTCAAGGAGCAGCCACACCGGGATTCCGTCCTCATCATGCCAGTCAACAACACGCTGCGGGTCGATGATGTGCGTTCGCGGATGCTCCGCACTACCGAGTTCCGTAAACGACCAGAATACGTCATCTACAATAAGGTTCGACATCATCCGCGTTGTAGCGGCACCCCAGTTGCGGCCCGTGCCGTCAATGTCGTGCCACATACGGAAGAATGTGCTTGCTGTGTCGCGTGGATCGCCAAGTGGGTCGCCATAGGACCGCTTGGCTTCGCTCTCAACGGCCTTAATGCCACCAACGTATGCCTCAATCAGCGTAGACATATGTGCCGGGAAACGGGTAATGAAGGCCCGCTCACGGAAGGCATCCGCCGATTCCCCCAAGGCACGGCGACGAAGGTACGTGCCGTTCTGCGGACCACGGATGCGATCCTGGCGGTCAAAGTCTACCTGTACCTCTGAAAGCCGCTTGCGGCCACGAACGCCGCTAATGTCCATGAATGGCGAAAGCGTCCTTTCTTTTCCTGCCCCCGATGCAGGATCAGACATTCTACTCGCCTCAATCTGCGATACCAGGAGGGCATCGCCAGTAAATTGATCCCTCGCAAACTGCCGCTGATAAGCCTCCACATCGTAATCTGGATGCTTGTTTTCTACCCAAAGGTTAGACATATCAAATTATGTTTATGAAAGAAGCACCAGTTCCGGCCTTGGGCTTGGGGTCATAAATTGCCAGCTCAAGTGCATTCCTGCGATCCGGGCTTCTTCTAATCAGCGTTTTCAGTTTCTTTTTATCGGCCACCTTGCGGCGACCCTTGGTATCCATCGTGTAAGTCGTGGATGCCAACTCCTCTACAAGCATACTGTCATCTGGTATAGCACCCCCGCTTCTCAGCCAGTCTGCTAAATCAAATGCCATTTCACTTCCAGCATCTGCGTAGTTGTCGGTATCAGACGCTGGAGATTGGAGGTGAATAGGGCGCACTCTAATTCCAAGCTGCTGCGCCAGGTCCATGTGCGACAGGGCGTCAACTGGGGATGCACCGAGTCCGATTTCATCTATCTTTACTTCTATTTCTCTGTCTGTGTCGCGGCGAAGCCGACGAACCGTGTCAATGATCTTGCTGGCAACCTGAACGCCGTCAGATCCCTGCAAGACGATAGGCTCCATAGCCCAGTGCCCGCGAACGGGGAATATGACCGTTTCATCGTCTCCGAAACGGGCCACATCCACACCGATACGCAATGCACCTTCTCTTGACACTTTGGGCCATCGGTCCTTAGAATGCTCAATCGTTTCAAGGCCGTATACGGTGTTGTCACCGTGGCCTGGGAAGTCGCCCATAACGCGAACGCGGTACAGCGGGCTATCCTCGCCCCACTGGTCACGCTTCTGCTGGCACCACTTCTTAGTGGCGAGGCCTGGGATGTTTGCTTCGCCCGTTACATTCGGGCTGTCCCACGAGCTAATTTTGATGCAGTGCCATGTGGCACGGTGCTTATTAAACGCATCAAAAAAATGGCCGCTCATCTTCGTTCCCTGCGAAGCCATAACCATCTTGGCACCACCAGCCATGTTACCCTCCATTGCGGAGAACACGGCGTCCTGGATACCAGATGCCTCGTCAAGCAGGTACATCACATGGGGCGACGAGATACCAGCGGCGTTTTCTGCTTCCTTGGCAGAGAAGCCAAAGATCTGATTACCGCTGGTGAATGTGAGGCCCGTGGCAGGATCAAGTGAAGGCGGTTTGATACATACTTGCTGGAGGATCGGGGTTCGCTTGTATGCTGCGCGGATCTCACGCCACGCAATATCCTTGACCTGATTGAAGGACGCCGCAGATAGGGCTACGCGCGCATCCTCCCCCAAGAGGTGCCATTTGAAGGCCCACCACAGGGCCAATATCATAAAGGACCGTGACTTTGAAGTCTTGTGCCCGGAGCGGATGGCAACTTGGTCGTTATCTCTGACGGCACGTAGCAGCTCACGCTGCCTTGACCACGTTGTCTCACCCAACACGTTTTCAGCAAACCAAACCGGGTCCTCGCACTTCTCTGCAAGGGCCTTGATGTCATCGGGAGTTGGCATTTCAAAGAACTATGTTTTGCGGGCCGCGATGATGAGTTCGTCAAACGCAGACAACTCGTCGCCTACGCTGGACTGCTTGTAACCGCCATAGTGTTTCATCAGGCGGTCCAGAGCATCATCAGCCGGGTAGAAGTCAAACTCCGTCCCGTACTTCGTCGGTCGCATCTTCTTCAGGAGCGACCCATAGCCCTCTTTCTGCATCTGCTTGACATCAAATACGTATTCAATGCCGAAATGCAATTCGCCCTCGCAGTGAGGACAGGCTACGGGCACCTCCCGCAGATATTTCATCAGGTCCACATCAGCAATCGCCGAAAACTTGGCGATCACCTCTTCCATCGGCATCTTCAGGGCATCTGACTGGTCAATCAGCCGACGCTCCACCTCCACCGATATATGGTCCTTCTTAAATAGCTTGTGAGCCTTGACCTTCATCGCCCGGTATGCTCTTCCGTCGTCCTCCTGGCCCTCCGGCACTTTCGCGCAGTAGTAGCCAGCGGCTTCGTAAGAGCGTACCTTATTGCGATACGTCTCGCTCTCTGGATCAGTGTACAGGTCAACCAATTTGGCTTCCTTGCTTGTAAACTGATCGTATGTCTTTAAATCGTGTCTTTCAGGCATCCCGATCCTCTTATACACCCTGACCGCCTTAATCTAATCTTCACGGAAATACCGCACAATAAAATCAAAAAATAAAGTTGACTTCTGTGATGGAGGCATATATATTGCTGGTGTCGTGCAATTCCGCACGGCATTTACGTGTAAAGAGGTACGTACAATGGCAAGAGGAGTAAACAAAGTGATTCTCGTAGGCAATCTGGGACAAGACCCAGAGTCACGCGAAGTCAATGGCTCAACCGTCTGCAACTTCCGCGTTGCGACAAACGAGTCATACAAGGACTCCACAGGAAAGCTCGTAGATAAGACCGAATGGCATAGCGTTGTCGCTTGGGGCAAGCTGGCCGAGATCTGCGGGAAATACCTGTCAAAAGGAACCCAGGTATACATTGAGGGATCGCTTCAGACTCGCTCATATGAGAAGGATGGAGTAACAAAGTATGCCACGGAAGTCAAGGCAGGTGAGATGACCATTCTCTCCGGCTCTGGCTCTGGTGACGGCGAAAGCGGTAAACCACCTGCTGCTGAACCGTCCCAATCCCGAAGAGCAGCGGTAGCTGATACGCTGCCCTTCTAAGGGGGTACCTCCGCCCCGAGCAGGTCTGGGTCACCTGTGTGAGAAAACGATCCGGTAGGGTGCGAAGTGGTTTAGCCCAGCAGTAAAGCCGATACGGAAACTGTTGGTACCTCGGTTCGACTCCGAGCGCATCCACAACTGAGCAAGGCAGTTTAAACCTTGTGTGTTCTACGCTAAACAATACAATCAACCAAGCGACAAAGGCATAAAGTAAGCCCTTTGCGCTGGGGTAGAGATGTAAGGGACGGAAAGGGCTGGCTGTGGGAGCTGGCCTTTTCTGTTTAAACAAGAGGCACAAAATGGAATACGAACAGACAGAAAGCATTGAGTACAACGGCGAATACTGGTCAATCATCAAGGATGACAATGGTATAAGCCTTATTTGCCAAGA